GTACCAGCCTTGGTCGTCATCAGCTCAGCGCTGGTGATCGTGGCCAGATACCAGCCGGCCGGCAGCGGCTCAAAGTTGCGGGTGCTCTGCGGCAGGGCCGCAGCTTCGATTGGGTCGGACAAAAAGGCCATGTTACTTCTCCTCGATTTTGAAAGAAGGGCGCCCGGACTTGGCGGTAATCGCCGGAGCCAGCAGCGCGGTGATCGAACTGTCTGCGGCTTTCCACGCCGCCATGACAAGCTCAGGTTTCCAGCGGAACAGGCGGCTCAAGTGGTCGGTCAGGCCGTGCTCGGCCGCCAGATCCTGCACTTTGTCGCCATCGACTTTTCGGTCGATGCGGCCGACGATTTTTACCGAGTACTGGCCAAGCGCCAGCGTCTCGGTGCCTTCCAGCGTCTCGGCCACTCCGGCCATCGAGACCAACTGATCTTCAATGGCGCGGCGGGCGCTGACGGCCGCCTCTTCAGCGGCCTTGTGCTGGCGCCACTCGGCGGCCAGCGCTTCCATCAACTGCAAGTTTTTCGTAGTCATTAGAACGGCACTCCAATTTTTTTGATGATTTCGCCCAAGTCGGGCGCCTCCCAACTGTCCAGCCGGCCAGAGCGGTCTTTGGCCAGCCAGACCCCGTCCCCATCGCACATCAGTGCTCTCTGCGGGACGCCTTCCTCGTCGCGCTCAACGCGCAGGGCCAGCACCTCGTCAAAAAAGTACGGCAAGGCCTGCCCAGTCTTGTTGCCCGGCATCGACGGGCTGTACAGGATGCGACCCATTTCGTCGGTTGCCTTCTCTAACTTGGCGGTAAAAAACACGTTCTTACCGGGCAAGTCGCGGAACGCGCGGATGATGTCTGCCATCTGCTCCTGCATTGCGCCGTAGGCTTGGCGCGGGTCTTTGGTCGCCTTCTTCTCGGCGTTGAGGACGACCTCAGCGATTTCGCTGATCGAATCCAGCGCGATGGACTGGAAGTCCTGCGCCTCAGCAGATCCGACGACCCACTGGTAGGCCTCCTTGAGGCTGGCAGCGTCCACGATTTCGAGGTAGGGGATGTCCACCCCCGCCAGCGACAGCAGGCCCGCCTCGGCGCTCAAAATGAGCGGCTGCGGCAGCGTCTTGATCAGACTGGTCTTGCCGGCACCAGCGTGCCCGTAGACCAGAATCTTCACACCATCCGCCGCGAGGGCGTTGGTGCGTTTGAGGTTGATAGCCATCAATCAGTTTCCTTGTTGTTGGTTGCTAGACTTGCTAGCGGGGTTTCGGCCGGCTCTCGCCGGCCTCGTTCGTTGCGTCTTAACCCTGAGCCTTTTCCCACATGATGGTTTCCAGCTCGGCGCCGCTGTTGATGTAAGCCTCAGAGCCGTAGGCCGGCGAGCGCTCATCCCAGTGCAGCTTGTTGAGCTTGCCGCCAGCCGCCAGCCGCGCGTTGACCTTGGCGGCCAGCGCCTCGATAACCGGGCGCACTTCGTCGCGGATGTCGATAAAAACAGACCAGCCATCCTCTTCGCTGACTTCCACTCGGCAACCCTTTAGGGTCAGGGCGTGAACCCAGCGGCGGCCGTCTTCCGCCTCGACCTGAACGCAAAAGCACTCCGCATGAAACGGAACGCCGTCGTCTTGGCGGCCGGCAAGATAAAGGTCGCTAACAACAGATGCTTCAAACTTGTTCACTTTTTACTCTCCTCGGGCGGTAGGTGAATCCGGTTGCCCTGTGGGTTCGCACTTTAGGCGCTTAGTTTTAGGTCGTCAAGCACCGAACGAAAATAATTTTACCGTTCAATCCACATCGTCATGCCGACAGCTCCGACAGCATCTGCGCCGCCCAAGCGCGCGCCTGCGCCTCGTCAGCGCAGTGGCGGCTGGTCAGCACGTTGCCGCCAGCGGCGGCATCGGCCGGGCGCCACGCGATGTTCACAGCAACGTGGCCGTCGGCCAGCAGGGCGGCCATCGCCACCCAGACAACGCCCGGGTCGTCCGGGCCAGCGTCCAGCGGGGCCGTCGCCCCGATGTCAGTCCACTGGCGCAGTTTCAGCGCCGGTTCGGCCGCCACTGGGCGCCCGTCCGCGAACAGGCCGCAGCTAGGGTGGTTCTCCCCGCCGCAGTAGCCGCCGACGGCGGCGCAGGTCGGGCAGGGGTCGCGCGGGTCGCGAGCGGCCAGTGCGTCGGCGTAACTATTCTTCTCCATTTAGCAGCTCCCTTTCGTAATTTTCGCCTAGCGCGGCGCGCAGCAGCGCGTCGGCCTGTTTTTCTTCCCGGTCGATGGGCCAATCTTGACCACCGCGCGGCCATTCCTCTGCCTGCTCGCGCAGGCGCACAGCTTGCGCCAGCGTCATAATGCAGCCATGACGGCATCCTCGTCCTTATTGTTCCGGCCCTCCATCGGGCGCAGCGGCTTGCGGACGTAATCGAGTCGCGCGGCTGCAACCTGCGCGGCCTGCGGCGCTACCGGAGCGCAGGCGTCGCCCAAGGCGCGGAGCGCGTCCGCCCGGAGCGCATCGCCCGTGCCGTTGGCCAGCATGTAGTAGCCCGCCCGCCCGGACGGGCGGTTGTGCTCCGTCCGCTTCCGCGCCCATGCGACGGCGTCAACCCAGTCCGCTAGCGCGGCGGCGTAGCCGTCTGGCGTGCGCTCGCCGGGCAGCCAGCTCATGCCCGCACCAGCCGGGTCACCGCCACAACGTGGCCGGCTTCGTTGCGGATGGCGGTGGGGCCGGTATCAGGGGCGTAAACGGCATCGGCGCCCGGCAGTTCGGCCAGCACCATCGTGCTGACCAGCACCGGCTGGATCAGGGGCAGCGTCAGGCCTTCGACGTTGCCAGTCTTGCGGTAGACGGTCGGGATGCCGTCTAGCGACAGGCCGCTCGTCTCGAAAGTGACGACTCGGGCGACGGTGCCCGAGGGCGGAAACGTCCGGTCAGTGCCATCCGCCAAGCGGATGGTAATGCTGTGAGGGGTCAAGTTGAGCATCATCTTTCTCCTTATTCTTCAGATTTCCATGAGGCGAATTCCGCCTCGCTCATATCGTAAATCTGCTCAAGCCATTCGCAGGCCTGAGCGGCAACTTCAGGGGCCACGCCGCGGTACTGGCCGCCGGCGTACTGAGCGTCGTATTTAATCTGGGTTAGCGTGTTGACGACCTGCCAGAGCGGGCCGTCGAGGATTTCGTGAAGGTCGATGTTCATGCTGGTCTCCTTGCGGTTGGTATTAAATTAAGCGCTATTCGCCGTAGATGCACCACAGCTCGCTGCCGTCCAGAAAGCGAGTGTGGAACTCCACGCCGTAGCCATCGAGTTTCAGCGCGGCAAGCTGCCGAGCCTTGGTGCGCTTGGATTTTTTGTCGGTCTCGTAAGACACAAGGTACTGGCCGCGCGTGTACACCTCGGCCTTGATTTCTTTGAGCGTCATCATCTTCGTCTCCTTCAGGGGCCGAGGCTTAACGGGCAAGGCCGAGGTTCTTGTACTGCTCAATCGTCGCCTTGGCTTCTTTCACCAAGCACCGGGCGTTCACCACGACGTAGTTCACATCGCTCTTGGCAAGCTGCTTTTCGGTGACCTTGGCAAGCTCTTCTTCGACTTGGGCAATCGAGTCGCGGGCCACATGCAGCGCCCGGTTCGCATCCCGCGCTGCCTCGATGGTGCAGTTAACTTTTGCCTTCAGCGAAAAGTGCTGAAGCGCCTTGTTGTGGTAGTTCAGGTAGTGAGTGACCGTGGTAATGGCCTTGATCATCTTCTTGCTCATCTTCATCTCCTTTTCAGCGGTCGGGGAAGTCCGGTTGCTGTCTGGAGCTAATCTTAAGCCCTTAAAATAAGACCAGTCAATAGGCAAGTGAAAATATTTTTATTCGGATGTCAACGTCACTTCGTGTCACCGAATGACGGTGACTTGTGCGGGCAAGGAAACTAGGGTCGCCCGTTGACGGCACGGTAAATCCAGTATCAAACTCGGCATGCAATGACAAAAAAGGGGTTCATAAGATGGCAGACCTGACAAAGATTTTTGGCGGCCCTTGGTCACCGCCGCCAGAGCCGATGCGGCCAGATCCGCCGGAAATCCAGCTTAGATATGCGATTTCCGAGGCCGGCCTTGAGCCGCCAGACAACATCCTGCTGGACGGCAAAATTCATCGTTTCCGCTCTGGCTCCAAGGGGAGTGGGCGCGGCGCCGGGGACAAGACCGGCTGGTACATTGTTTTCCCTGATGGCGTTCCTGCGGGCCGTTTTGGCTGCTGGCGCGCAGGGATTGAGGCCACGTTCCGGGCTGACATCGGGCGCCCGCTGAACGCCGCTGAGGAAATGGCACACGCTCGGCG